TCATTTCCGTAATGTCGTAAAAGATATATTGTGCGACATTATGAATTTCTCCATAGTCATGATTCCTGCCCTAACTTCTTGCCAATCGTGAAACTCGTCAATGAAATACGAGGAATCTTGCTCTCTCGATTCCACCATATAATCTCGATTCGACACCACTTCTTTTGGATCGTACTGAAATTTATCAGGCTGATCCATATGACAGAGATATCGTAAAATAGCCCGCATACTATGCACAGGCTCAATCATATTAGCCGGTATTCCCAACTGGTCAGCAACAGAGTTTAAACTCAGTGGATTTTTATAACCACCCCAAACAAAGTGAAAATGAGGATCCTTCAATTCACCTGAACCGTCATCTTTTAAGTCCTTGTCATGCAAAATATAATAATAATCTGGCGCGAAGCCATTTTGCAGTTTCCATTTTAAAGCGTCAATCTGTTTCTCATCTTTAATTGCGCAAGTAAATGCACGAGATTTTATAGCCATAACTCTATTTTAGCAGAATAAATTTTTTATACAAATTTATTTTTTACAACACAAATCGCACCACTGTTTTCCTGTGGAAAACAGTTACGGTCTTTTGCGGCCAAAAAGACCGTGTTTTTCTGGAGCTACAATCAGTGGTTCAGTTTTCTCCGAAATTCCCAGTGGTCTTTCATATTCAGCATTCGTTATTATTTTTTGGTATGTGTCGTAGCGATGAAAGTACAAGTCATTCAACTTAAATAATTGCGTCTCTATTTTTTTCGCTACCCAACACCCCTGTAATTTGTCATACTCTATAGTTTCACCATCACGAATAGTATTAACCTCTATACCAAGAACAGTTTTGCAATCAACCACCTCTTTTACCTGTTTACGTAAAGAAATATCTAATTCTTCCCAAATTTGCGAACTAAAAACCAACTTTCTTCTATCTTTCCTTTGTTGACTAATAGCAGTCAAAACATCTAAAGGAATCCCTTTTGTTTTATGAAAATACAAGTGAGCTTCGTCTAGCAGTACCAAGACGCCATCAGCTCCGCGGCGCTCCGCTAACGCGTGAGCGAGCACCGCGTCGGCCTGTTTGCTGTTCTTCTCCAAAAAAACATAAGGAATGCCGAACAACTCAATATTAGAGTAAATCTTACAATCTGGAAAAGTCCTTTTAACATCAAATGCATATTTCACCATACTCAGAGTTTTTCCAGATCCCTGAAACCCCTTATAAACTCTCGAACCTGTAGGAAATTGTTGACCTTTTTCGCGAGTGCGTTTTTCTACAAACGAATGCCAATCTATCCGCATTTTAATCATCCGCCAAGAAAGCAATGGCAGCTTTCAACGCTGGTATTATTTTTACAAACGCCCACACAGCAATCGCGAAAGCCACAAATCCCAACATAACCACAATCTCACCCCAAAAAACCGAACCAAAATAGTGGGAAATCACAGCAGGAAGAACGCCTATGTCGTGGGTTATGGTGGCAAACGGCCCTGTAGCCGTTTGTAACGCCCCGACAAGGCTAGTAATAAGAATTACTACAGTCGCAATCAAAACAATCACAGCGACGAAGAGAGCCACCTTAGCCGCGATTTTTAGAGCAGACTTAATAGAATAAAAAAAATCCATTACGGCTTCCCTGCCTTTACATGAATAACCGCATCTTGATTCGCCATTACAGAGGCAAGCAAATCATTAGCATCACCGTTACCAGTCGCAACAGCATAAGACAGGTAAATAAAGCTAGACATCCGATAAATTAAAATGATCAGAAAAATCGCGAAAACCCCCACAAGCACATTTTGGATCGTACTTGGGAGCGGATCTCCAAAACACAAAGGAATATTAGAAAAATCCATAGTTTCCGAAGCAGCGAAAGTATAAGAGCCCAAATTCAAGTTACAATTCGCGGCCGAAGGATTGGAAAACGACGCCACAATAGAAGTTATAGCAGAGCCAGCAGTATCAGTAGAAGTAGTGTCAACCGTAGCCTGAGAAGAAGTAGAATTAGCAGTGTCACTCTGATCAGAAGCTTGACTTTGTGCATCAGACTTGTTGTTGTTGTTAATATTTGTTTGGTTTTGCGTGTTGTTATTCACCGCATTTGTAATATTTGTCGAACCTGTCGTGTTAGCCGTGTTATTTTGTATCTGTTGAAGCACAGATAAAGAAGATTGAGAATATGCAGTTTGGCTAGCATTATAATTGCCAGCATAGAGTTGTAACGGCCAATCTACATATACATTATGGTCAGTAATAGCAGTAGACAACCCAGCCGAGTTAATCCACGTGTAGGACTGCGTATAGGCCGTAGAACCAACCCAAAATGTTAAGTTGCCACTTGCATCGGTTGTTTGACGCATAGCGTATGTAACAGCTCCTGACATGCCAGCGGTAAGACTAGCGTAGCTAGTGCCACTCTGAATGTCGATTACTCGCGAGTTATTATTGGTAAGGGTTGGCACTCCTAACTGATAAGAACTAGTTAATAAAGCAGAATACCCAAAAGAGAATGTGCCCGAAGCCGAACCATGAAAAGTATAAGTAAAATTAAAATCATATGGGGTATTTGGCGAAAAACCACCATATGTGCAAGTCATACCAGTCATAATATTCTGGTCTTGTGTTGATGAATATATCGGAATCGTTACTTCTGCGTTAGTGCTAGTAAAATTTCCACTGGAAGTAAAATAGCGAACAGTACAAGTGCTGGATGTTGACTGGTTAATAACCGAATACGATGATAAATCAACCGCATTAGCGTCGTCTCCATTTAAGAATACGCCACAAAGCAAAAGCGAGAAAAAGCACGCTAATACCAATACGAATTTCTTCATACTGTGTCACCTCTGCCCTCTCAAATGGAACCACTCAGCAAGGGTTTTAAGCACCATAATGCAAATAATAACAAGCAGCAAACAAGTAACAGGAGTGATAGTATTACCGAAGGAAGTGACAGTAGAGGGCTGACAGTAGGCACCTGTTGGCACGGCTGTAGATGTGGACGTAGCCGAAAGTACCCAATTAGAACCAAGCAAATTATAAGTGTAACGAGTGCCTGAAGTAGTAGTTGAAGAATAAACATAAACTTGCGTCGCAGACTGGACAGTCAAACATGCCTGAGGTGCAGGTAGCTTCGAATCCATTACATACGTCCTTTCACTAATCCATTAAAAAGCCAACCAAACAAAAAACTCAAAAGCAAAATTACAACAAACACTGGCACAATCACTGTCACAATGCCAGTAATAATTGAAGAGTAACTAGTTAAATCCATTGACATTTTAGATCCTATTATTACATAATGAGCAGTTTTCCGACTTGCTCAGGTCGAGCGCTACATTTTCAGCTTGCCCTTAGATACACCGCCAATCAAACGACGTGCAAGACGCCATGAGAAGACGAAACCAAGAACCAGCATAATGAAAGCGCCAGCGGTGATGATCGTTGCCCACAAGTTATTGACCTGAATCAAGTCAGTAAGCTGGGAAAGATCTACAACTGGTGTCCCTCCACTCATACTGTAGTGTCCTTTCGTTTATACAAGCTTGCGCACAAATCCTGAGCTTCAGGGGCGTAATGAGCAATATTTTTATAAAAAATATCGCGAGCAAGATCGCGCCCCTCAAGCATTTTAATACACTTGACAAAGTCTAAAAACTCTGTCAATGTCATTATTCATCCTCCAACAACGCATCAGCACCTGTGGAAATAACACGATTCACTTCCTTGGCTTGCAAAGGTGATAAAAAAATCGACTTCTGCTCCCCTCTTGTCTCGAAATCGCCAATAACCAGGTCTAACACCTGATACTCGCGACCAGCTTTACTGACACCCTTACGAACCGTTATTTGCACGGGACTGCCCGGCGCATTAACCACAATTTTTGCCATTTCTTTTCTCCTTTCTGGCAT